AGATACCTTCAACGATCTGGTCATTGTTGGCAACCGCCGTTCTGCGTCCCATCGCACCGACCATTTCCGCACCCGCTTCACGGGCGATAAAAAGCTGTCCTTCGTCCACAAAGCCACCGTCAGCCAGCCGGTCGATCTTGACTTCGGACAAATACTCAATACCGTTGCGACCGAATACACTCAAAACGGAGTTGACCTTGCTGATAACCCAGTTCAAGGCTTGAACAATACCGTTCAACATACCTTCGATCAGACCGATAGCCCCATTCACAAGGTATCTGAACCCGAAGGTAATAGCGTCAACTACATTCGTCTGGAACCACGCCCCCGCTCCTGCGAAAACGCCAGTGATCTTCTCCCACAGAGCGGTGAAGAACCCGCCAACAGCGGTACACATAGAGTCAAAAGCGGCTTGCGTAGGCGTAATAATTGTGGTTTGGAACCATGTTGTCACAACCGCCCACTGCGTCTTGATCTTCGTCCACGAAGCAGTAAAGTAGTTGGAAATATTGGTTCCGAGGTTGCTGAAAAAGGTGGAAACCGGGGTAATGACATTCACGCTGAACCAGTCACCAGCCGTGACCCACAGCGTACAGATTTCCGTCCATGCGTTCGAGAAGAACAAGGAGATATTCGTACAGAGTGTACTAAAGAAGGTCGTAATTCCCATTACGAGGTTGGGAATCAAATTGCCCAGCAGGGTCATACCCAATTCGGAAATACCAGTAATCACACCCGTAACGAAGCCGGTCAATCCACTTACAATTCCGCCGAAAACTCCCGAAAACACCTCGGTAATTCCTGTTGCAAGTGTATCAAAGGACTTCTTTACCAGTTCAATATCTCCCGTGAATACACCCTTGAAGAACTGACCTAACGACCTGAAAATATCCACGACACCCGTCACAGCGGTAATTACACCGTCCAAGACGGACACCAGCCCGTTAAATACGCCGATCAGCGTTCCACCGATGACCGTGATAACGACCTCACCGATGAAATCCATAAGTGCGCTGATCGTGGCTTTCAGGCCATTCCAAAAGCCGTTGACCCAACCGAGCTTTGCTCCAAGCTGGTCAAGTTTTTCGTTCAGTGTCTTGAGCCGTTCGGATACCCCCAGCTTTCCAAGGGCGTTGCCGACTGCCGTTTTGATCTCGTCCCATCGCTTAATTAAAACCCTGAGAGTTGAAATGATGACCGTCAGCACCGCCAAGGCGGGAGCGGCAGTTTTCGCAATCAAACCGAGAACGGAGAGGAAGCCCTTCACACCGCCACCTGCCACATTAAATTGCAGAGCGATAGCCGCAAGTGTTCCCGCCAGCTTCGGCAAAATCGCCTGAACCACCTTGGAACCGGCAATCGCCGCAAGAACCGTCTTCACCGCAGTCACACTCGCTACCAGCGAAGCGCCAATTCGCCACGCCAAAAATGCTGCCCCGATTGCTCCGACCAATTTCAAAATAGGCTTGAGCTTTTCTTTCAGGTCATCAACCTGAGAGTTGATATTCTCGAAAATGCTCTCGTCCCACAGCTTGTCAATGTCGAACATACCGGCATAGCTGCCGCTTGCCGTACTGCCAGAACCGCTTCCCGTACTGGGAGCAAAGACATTCAGCTCGTCAAAGCCTGCGGTGTACTGTTTCAGCTTCTTGGCTGCACCAGCAGCGTCTTGTAGACCGTCCGCCATGCCCTCAGCACCGGCAGCACCGGCATTGAAATTCTTAGAAAAGTCCACCGGCTGAATTTCAACCCCAAAGAGGGCGGCAAGCGAAGCAATCGCTTCTCCGATCAGCTCCACAAACGCCTGAACATAGGGAAGAACCTTTACCAGAGCGGGAAGCAGAAACGCACCGAACGCCTGAGAGAGCGAGGTGATCTGCTGGCGCAGAGTACGCATTAAGCCCTCAGCGGTGGTCATTTCCTTGGAATAGGTTCCAATCAAATCCTGCGCCTTGGCCTGATCGACCATTGTGAGGTAGCGAAGATAGGACTTCAATTCCTCACTGGCTTTCTGAGAGCTGTAAGCGATACCGTAATTCGCCGCCGTAATTTTGAGCTGCGAGTCAACGATGGTGAAGCCTGCCTTGCGGATAGGCTCGACCTCGCCAGCGATAGCGGAACGAACAGCGATAGCAGCGTCCTCAAAGGACTTGTAAATGTCGTTGTAGCCAGCCCAAATGTCGTAGGTCAGCTCCGTGTAGTTCATCGCCATCTTCGCAGCGTCTTCGGTGGCAACGCCATAGCCTTTCAGCATGGTTCCGTAGATAGAGGAATACTGCATGAACTGCTGGGTGTTGATCTGCATTTCATCGTTCAGCCGCTTAATCCACTCATAGCTTTCCTGCGCCGCATCACCAAACGCACGACCGAAACGGTACATGATACCTTCCCACTCGGAAGCATCATACATGAAATCCGCCAGCGCCGTACCGATACGCCGGGACGCATAAACCACAGTGGAGATTTTAATGCCTTTCAGTGCCGTTCCCCACGCCTGAGTACTCGATGCCGCTCTCTTGACCGACCCGTTATATCGGTCAGTGCTTGCCACCAACCTCTGAATTTTAGACGGAAATGCAGAAAACCCATTGGACACCTTCTGCATTTCATCGGCAAAAGGCTTCATGGCGGCGGCAAGAGCGGTCATCTGCTGTGTGAACTTGTCAATGTCCGCCGCTTCCAAATCCTCGATCACCTTCGGCAGCTTGGAAAGCTGATTGATAAAGGTGGTCATATTAGCCTTACCCAACTCGGAGAGAGGGCGTAAACCGTTGGCAAGGGAAGTCAGCTTGTCGCCGTCCGTCCATTTCAGGCCAGCGAGAGCGGTGTTGATTGCCGTGAGCTGGTTGGCGATGGAGGAAGAAATCTTCACATTCCCAACCTGACTCAGAGCGGTCAGCGCATTGGTAAGCCGGGTGATCTTCTGCGAAGCGTCACCGCTGTTCAAGCCTTTCAGAGAATTGGAAAGCTCCCGAATACCCTGAGCGGTTTTGCTCAGACCCGTTGCGCCGCCGTTGGTAGCGGTTTTCAAACGATTGAGCGTGTTAATCAGGTTTTGAAGTCCTGTGACCGCCTGCGTACTGTCATTGACGATCTGAAACTCCAACCCCTGAATTTCCACATTGTCAGCCACTTACGCCACCACCTTTCTCTTGAAATTTCTTATTGACCGATACCATAAAGGCTTCCATGTATGCCTTGGCTTGGTCATCGTGTTTTTCTTGAAGCTGCTTCTGCTGTTTCTTGTCCTGCCGACTGAACAGCTCATAGGGGCTTTCCCGATACGGCGTGGGCTTGGTTCCCTTTTTGGCGAAAGCACGAAGAACCGGGGCGGCATCAATAAGCGCTTCGTAAAAATAAGCTCCTTGGAGCCAAGCGTCTTGATTTCTCAGGTCTTGCCTGATCTGCGCCGCCTTTCGGTAATACTTCACCAATTCGCAGTCCTGTTCCCAAAACTGCTCATAGGTCATGCCGATGGAAAGATAGTACGGGAAAACCTCATAAAACTTTGGCGTGTAAGCGAGAAGGGGAGCGGGGCGATGGTCGCCGCCGCCCCCCTCGCTTCTGGAAGATCGGTCGCTTACCAGCCGGTCTTCCAGCTCAGGTTTCCCTCGTTGCCCTCCTGCTCAGGCTCGTCCAGCAGACTCAGCAGGGGGTCGTTATACATCTCTACCAGAGCGGCAATCAGCTCGTCCTTGTGGTTCATACGAGCGTAAATGCTGTCGATCACATCACGCTTCACGAACCGATGATGGGCGAGGAACGCACCGGCAAACAGAGCCGGAAGCAGGGTCATAGGCTTGCGCTCCACATCAGCAGCAACGAAGCCGTTCTTCTCCATCGCTTCAACGGTCTTGCGGGTGTATTCCAGCGTGTAGGTCACGCCGGTAGTAGGGTCATTGATCGTCAACTGCTTTGCCATGATAAATCCTCCTTATCAATACGGCGATTATTGGTGTCTTAGGTTGCGGAGAAAGCGATGGGGGTGGAAGGAGCGATGGTGATGTTCATGTTCACCACTTCGTTCACGCCGCCGCCCACGGGATACACGGACAGCTCACCGTCAAAGCTGAACTTGCCGTTAGAGCCATCGGGAGTAACAGTGCCATCGCTCTCGGTGCCGCCAAACCAGACCGCATAGCTGACCTTCTTGCCTTCCAAAGCCTTGAGGGTCTGGAAATCAGCCAGCGTGTAGTTGGCGGTAAAGGACAGACCATCGAGGGACTGGATACCGGCGATGTAGGTCTGCATATTGTCGCTCAGGGTGGTGGTTTCCAGCATTTCGGGTTCGCCGCCGAGGTCAGGAAACTCCTTAATGTCGATCAGCTTGCTCCACTGTTCACCAGTGTCGGCTTTCTTCATCAGAAAAACCTTGTAGGTGGAAATAGCCATTTCATTTACCTCCTATAAAGAGTGGTTCCGTCCGTTTCAGCCTTGTATCGGGCAACCAGACGGTAGATTGTTGCGTTCTCCAAATTGGGAACCGGGGACAGAGAAGTACGCCGGAAATTCTTGGCGTACATGAGATCGTCCACAAACCTCATGATCTTGCGGCAAACGGATTTCTTACCGCCTGCCTTGTCGGAGTAGACATTCACCTCGTACATCAGCGTAGCGAACCTCTCCGTATCGCCGCTGTCCATGTGAGCTTCCGTGGTATAGTTATCCTGCTCCACCAAGCTCACATAGGGGAAACGAGTAGGGGCATTGACATACTCGCCGCTGACCAAGATACCGGGAAACTGCGCTCTCAGGGCTTCCGCAATCGGCGTGTAGATTTGACTCTCCACATCAATCATGAAAACACCTCCTTCGCAATTTCCGTGAGCCGATCTTGCAGCTCCTTCACCGTTTCATACATCGGCATATTGGCGGGGTTGCCGTGGGTGATGACCACGAACCCGCCGTTCTTCTTTTCTTTCAGCACTCCGTTCGTGCCGGGGTCGCCGTAATAACCCCAAGAGGGCTGCTTGCCGTGACCCTGACCATATTCGCCACGCTTCATGCCGAGTTCTTCCGCTTCCGGGTGATCGTCCGGGTAGGTCACGCCTGTACCGAACTCGATAAACAGGGTAGCCCCGCCTGTCGCCACAACCGCTCGGACATTGTTCCCACGGAGTTCCACCGTCACGGAAACATCATTCGTGCCGTCATAAACGGCTTGCGAGAACTTGACAGA